CCTGCTAATCCTATCTATAGCGATCTCTTTGATCGTTGTAGTCGGATCATGTGGCATGGACTTGAAATGTTTGCTAGTGAACTTTTCTGTTCTCCAGGAACATTTGGGCCCGGTGCTACCGCTGAAGGCTACGACGAGCATGAACGCCACAGATTGTCAGCATGGAATGAGAGGTTACAACCTTTCTTTCCTATTGACTATCATTATGGCTCTCTATCTGATCATGATAGAATTTCGTTTCTATCAGAGGAAGAAGAGATACCCGTTAGAGTAGTTCATGTTTCCAAGACTCTGAAAACACCTCGTATCATATCAATTGAACCCTCTTTTGTCATGTACTGCCAACAAGCCATTATGGCGAAGTTGGTTCCGTACATAGAGAGTTCTATACCTTTCATCAGATTTTCTGATCAAAGTATTAACGTTGATATGGCGAGAATTGGGTCTGAGACCGATAGATATTCTACTATCGACCTCTCTGATGCATCCGATTTAGTTCCTTACAATGGAATTAAACGTATGCTCAAATGCTGTCCTACCTTTTTCGAATATATCGATTCATGTAGAACAAAAAGGGCCCAATTACCTGATAATACAATCATCGAATTAAAGAAATTTAGTTCGATGGGTAGTGCACTGTGCTTTCCTTTAGAAGGAATGTACTTTGCTACTATATGCTTTGCAGCATATTGTTATTATCACGGGCGTGTTCCGTCTAAGAATCTCTTAATCCGTTTCTCAGATACTGCTTCTGTTTACGGCGACGATATAATCGTCGAAAGAGAGGTTGGTCCGACCGTAGTTACTTTCCTTCAATCCTTTGGGCTGAAGGTAAACGTTGATAAAACGTTTTTGACCGGACGATTCAAAGAATCGTGCGGTGGGGACTTCTTTGATGGACAGGACGTTAGTCCCACTTATCTTAGAAGGTTGGTTCCCCTAACAAAAGTCGGTATCCGTAAGAAGTCTAAAGAAATCATTAGTGCGGTTTCATATTCAAATCAACTTTGGTTGAAAGGATATTGGACTGCTTCTTTTGA